CGACCTCGGCGGTCAGTTCGGCAATGCGGGCGTCCTTGAGCTGAGAGACGCGGAGGGCTTCCTTTTGGTCGGCTTCGACCTTGGCCCAGTTCTTGTCGATAGAGGCCAGCAGGTTCTTGCCGAAGGCGGTGGCCTGAGCGTAGTCCTTCTGGTCAGCCTTGGCGGCGCGTGCCCGGGCTAGGGCGAGTTCCCCTGGCTCAGGAGGCGGGAGGAACGATAGGGCCACGGACGTCTCGGAGCGGACGATGTCGGGGCGGTCGGCGTTCTCGCGGGCGATGCTGACCGACGCGGCGACCTTCTGATCGGCGGTGTCCCACTGCTTGGAGACTGTAGCCACGATGCCCTCGGAGGTCGGGGCGTTCGGCTGCTCGGGCAGGGCAGGTCGTGAAGTGCTGCACCCGGCCATCAGGAGGGAGATGACCAGGAGTAGGCGCACGGCTTACTTGCCCTTGAGGGCCTTGAGGATGTCCACGGCCTTCTCGACCTTTGCAGACTTGGCGTTCTTGATGCCGGCGTAGAAGCCGCCAGCGAAGGCGACGACGATGAGGAGCAGGGTGATCATGGGTTCGGGATGAGTTCGACTTTGACGAGTGGGCCGAGGTCAGCGGGGGTCTGCGGGGAGGCGAAGGTGACGGTGACGGACACGCCGTCGGAGGTTGCAGGCTCTCCGTTGCGCTGCGGGAAAACTGCGGCCAGCAGTTCATAAGGATCAGAAAGGGTAGCCCCAACCATTGTTATTCTGTAAGTGTTCATCCGTCGATAATGATTCCACCGCCAAAGCATTGCATGATTTGTTTGACCGCTGCCGTGATAGTAGACTCGACTTGTTCACGATAGAGACCGCCCATTGATGCCGTAATGCCAGTAGGGCCCGCTGACGTAGTAGCAGCTTGGACTCCATCTAAGAACAGCGTGACGTTTCCGGCTCCGTCGGAATAGATGACATAGTCCGTCACCTGCGTCGCAGTCAGCGCATTGGTCGTCGCAACGTTGGTTTGTGAGGTGCCGTTGTGCACGATGAGGTTGATGAAACTTGATGTTCCTCCGACCTTGCTAAGCCCAATACCTAGGCTCGTCATGGCTCCTGTAGCAGCTGCCGTATAACCTCCAAGGGTGATATAGGAAATGGTATTAGCGTCACCGAGATAACCAGAATTAAGAGTGCCGAAACGACCGTATAGCCAAATCTTTTTAGAGAAATCTATCTTCTTAGAATCAGCTCGGCCGCTCAAGATTGCTAGGCTGACTCCATACGCACCAAGGAACCATCCTGCACGTCCGACGCTAAGGGTTGTGCTAGTATACATTTCTCGGTAGTTGTAATAACCCGTCGTGACAGCGCCATTGCCAGAAACCCCAGTAGTATTGATTCCGTCAAACCTTGTATGCATACCGCGAGCGGCAGCAAAGTTAGCAAGTGAAGGGCTAAGGGCCGTAGTCGCAGAGGTTCCCGTGACCGCCTGAGCCGCCGTCGCGATGGCCGGAACCGCCGCCGTGACGAACGCCGTGGTGGCGACTGCCGTGGTGTTATTGCCCGGAGACTGGGTCGTGGCGATCGTGCCAGTCGGCAGGGTCGGGGTGCCGGTGAAGGTAGGCGAAGCCAAGGCGGCCCTGCTGGTGTCAGTCGGATGGACGTGGTCAGCCCTGGCATAGCGCAAGGATGTACCCACGGCAGCCGTACCATCGACGAGCGGCGTAGCGGCAGCGGCCTGTGCCACAACGAAAGCAGTGGTCGCTAGGGCCGTGCTGTTTGTGTCTACCGCCTGAGTGCCAGCCGTAGCATTACTGCCTAGAGCAATAGTTCCGTTTGTGACGCTAAAGTTGACGTTAGTCGTGTTGAGCGTGCTACCGATATTGACGGTCGTGGTCGAACCAGCAGCGCCACCTGTGCCAATGTTAACGGTTTTTGTAGCACCAGAGATGCTTGTGCCACCGCCGAGCGTGTAAGATGCGGATGTCGCAGTAGAGTTGCCTAGGTCAAGGGTTAGACCTGTTGCCGTGACGTTACCGTTGAGGGTAGTCGTAGAAGTGCCTGCCGTGCCGCCAATGGCGATCGTGGTGGTCGAGCCCGCCGCGGCGCCTGTTCCGATGGAGACTGCCTTGGTGAGGCCGGTGGCAGTGACCCCGGTGGCAAAGTCCATGACCTGGGCAGCCGTGCCGCTTCCGAGGGAGATGTTGTTGATGGCTCCCGTAATCGGACCAGCGAAGGTCGTCGTTCCGTTCATCGTGGTCGTGGACGTACCGCCAGCCGTGGTACCGATGGCGATGTTCGTCGTGCTACCAGCAACGCCAGCCGTACCGATGTTGACCGCCTTGGTCGTGGCCGTGAGGGTCGCACCCGTGGCAAGGTTAAGGGTAGACGCGGCAGTCGTGCCACCGATCGTGGTGGTCGAAGCACCGAGGACCGGGCCAAGAATAGTGGTCGTGGTCGAGCCGACGACGCCACCTGTGCCGATGTTCAAGGTCTTGGTCGAGGCGCTGATGGTCGCACCAGAGGCGACGTTAATCGTGCCAGTAGCCGTCGAATTGCCGAGGGTCTGCGAGGCGTTGGAGAAAGTGATGCTTCCCGAGACGGTCTGGGTGTCGCTCAGGGTCATCAGCTGCTTAGTGGCAGCGTTGATGCGGGCGAAGACGGCTCCAGTGGTCGTCCAGATGTCGCCGTTGACGGGGGAGGTGGGCGCTACGCCGTGCGGGATGTTAAGCCCAGCCGTGCCCGTGGCCGAAGCCAGCGTAGTCACTAGCCCGGTGAAGGTCGCGCCTGCCAGCGGGGCGTACGGCGTCAGCGCCGATGACGTCAGGTAGCCCTGCGAGGTTACCCAGGACTGTTCGGCCAGCGTCTCAGTGACGCCACCGAGGCGGACCTGTAGATCGGTGCCGGTGTTCCAGAACTCGCCGTTAACCGGGGAGGTCGGGGCCGTGCCAGGGAGGATGCTAAAGCCAGCCGTGACAGTCGTCGAGGCAGGGGTGACCACTTCGCCCGTGAAGGTGGCGCCAGCCAGAGCGGCGTAGCCAGCGAAGCCAGGGAAGGCGATGGTCTGCGTGCTAGAGTTCGGGAAGGTAAGGCCGGAGGCCGTCACAAGCATCGAGCCGATGGCGTTCTGAACCTGCACGCCGTTGTACTGGAGGCTTGCGTTCTCGGAAGGGTTTGCCGTCAGCTCGACGCCGAAGGTATCGCCCGCGAAGAGCGAGTTGACCGTGGCCGTGGAAGCCGTGATCGTGGCGTTTGCGTCGAGCACGCCGCCGGAGAGTTCCAGCTTGTTATTCAAGGCGCTGGCGAGATCAGATTGATCACCCAAAGTGCCTAACACCTCGCCCCAGTAGATGGACTGAAGCGGGGTCGTGCCACCAACGTTGACCGTCCAAAGTGCGAAAGTGCCACTGCCGGTGTGGCTTTGTACGTTGACGACCAAGACCCCAGTCGAGGAGTCGTAGGTCGTGACGACCGCGTGCATATGATGCGCCGCGTCGTAGGTGATGACAACGTCCTGCTGCGAAGAGTAGGAGAGGCCCGTTCCAACCGTTAGCGTTTTAGCGCCGTTGGAGACTGACAGACTAGTCGTGGAGGTCGTTAGGTAACGATCGCCGGGGATGAGGGTGGCCCAAGAGGAGTCGTAGTTCGTGCCCGAGTTCTTAGTCAGGACTTGCCCGACGGTGCCCGAGGTGGGCTGGCCGGCGGCGATGACGGCATAGGTCGATGCCGCGGTCGCGCTCGTCAGATACGAGGACATTCCCGCAAGGGTCTGGTAGGTGCTGGCCGCAGTCGCGGTGGTCAGGTAGGCCGAGAGGTCCACTGCCAGATTGCCAGCGGTGACCGCAAGCGGCGCCGTGACGCTGGTGATGTAATTGGCAGGCAGGGTCAGCCATGCGGTATCGTACGAGGTCGCCGACGCCTTGACTAGGTACTGACCCGTACTCCCGCCAGAGGGGACGCCCACGCCAGGGCTACCCACGCCGACGGTGAGGACGGCAGGGGCGGTTGACCCGGTGGTAGTCGAGACTGCTCCGGGGATGGTAATCGTAAGGGCCATGAAATTATACGGTGACCTGGCCGATGATGTCTAGGCGCATGGTATCCGAGTAGAAGATGGTCGTGCCCTGCGTGAACTTGATGTCCCAGCGGGCCGTGCCAATAGCCCAGTCAGCGGTCGAGCCCGAGTAGTCCGCGGTAAACGATAGGAAGTCGCCGGCGACCACTACGGTCAGGTCGTACTCGTTGCGATCTGCGTCGACGATGGTCGAGGTGACGGTCACGCCGCTCAAGGTCTGGATGGCCGGAGGGGCCTCCGGGGTAAACACGGTCGAGGAACCGAAGTTCGTGCCGCGCTTAAAGGTGACGGTGTTGCAGCTCATCGGGTGATACTACTGCCGAGAATGGAAGGGGGGAGGGGGAGGGCTTAAACTTCCCCGGCCTTGGTGATTGAATAGACCTCGAAGTCCTTGATGTAGGTAATGAAGCCCTCAATGGTCGGCAATACGATGTCCTCAAGTTTATACCCATAGGTCGTATAACTGACCCCTTCCCTAGCGCCACCGTCACAGGCATAGGTGTTCGACTCGCTGATCACAACGGTGAAGTCCAAAACCTCGACCTCCTGGCAATCTTCATGGTCAAAGTCTGGGGCGAAGACGCATCCCCAGTAATGGGCATCCACAGGCCTGGGCTCGGGCAAGGTATAATCAATCTGAGTCGGTACGCCCGTCTCCCAGCCTTCAAACGGGTTGCCGATAGTGCCTTCACCTTTCAGAGGCCCGGGCAATCCTGTGCTAGTCGTGTACGACGTTGGGGTAAACTCGTACTCGGAATAGGTAGTCGGCAAGCCGCGCATGAAATTAGTGTAAGAGAAGGCATACCCATTGTATGCGTTGTCTGTCTCGTTATTTGCAAAGAAGCAGCGCTTGGGAGGGGCCTTCCAGATATGCACCTTGACCAATAGGGTCGTGCCTAGGTTCCAGCAGCTACCGTTGGCATCTAGAAACAGTCCGTGCGTCGCTTTGTTTTCGTACTTAACAAAAGATGATCCTGCTCCGTCTGGGTCTGGCTTAATTAAACCGCTTCCATAACCATAAGGAATACCAGACAGGTCTCCACATCGATAGGAGCCTTCAGGATAGGGTTGAGACGTATCGCCGTAATCGTTCTGCACGTGCGTCCATTCTGCCTCGTCAGGGAGGTATACCTGTCGGCCAAGCTGAGAGCCTAGGCTTTGGTTATAAGTCCACGGGTAAACGATATCGAACTCCGTAGGGTGCGTATCATAGTTATAGGCCCCGGTGTCAGTGAACTTATAGGAGAAGTCACATTGTAAAGGCATCACGCTATGCAGAGCACCCTCATAACTCCTTACGTGCCAGGGCGTGATGTAGTTTAACGGGTCTTGGTCGTTCTTGGGCGTGGTGGATATGCCGGTGCGAGTCTGGCAGTATGGATCACCCTCCTCTGGGGTAATGATAAAGTAGTCACTGATTTGATAACCAAAGTGCGAATAAGCGGCTTCAGCGGTCCAGCGCGGATAAATAACTGGGGGTAAGAATATGCCCGGGGGGAGGGGGTTTAATTCTAAGATGTTAGTGACGTCATCGTGGACTGCGTAAGACGCCTTAACGACATCATTAAATGCAGTGGTCCACGCGTCTACTAAGTCGGACTGTTTAACGCCTTCATAAAGACCGTTGTTAAGCACTGAGCTGTCGTCCTCAAAGTAATGCAGCGCCGTCTGCGTGTTGAAGGCGGTCATGTTGCTTAGAGCGTCCTTGGCCGCGTCCGGGTAGTAATGGTTTAACTCCGTCTTGTAGCAGGCGATGACGAGGTAATTGCGGGGCAGCGTGCTAGGGGTGACCGTCACCTCCGGGCCGACAGTTTCGCCAAGCAGGCCCCAGACCTTTGTGATCACCTCGGAAGGGGACGTCGACGGATAGTCAGCAAAGTAATGATGAATGCCGCTACCATATACCGGGGGCGTGAGGATATGCCCAGGGGAACGCTCAGATGTACCGTTGTTATTGCCGAAGACAACCAAGGCCCCGCCAACGCGTGGAGGGATGCTCATTAGATTTTAGAGTACCAATAAACCGCGTCGTCGTTGCCACATTTGAATCGCTCCATGCAAAGGCTATTCATCAGGATTTGCGTCTTACCAGTAAAATCGACGGTCCCAATTAATACATAGGATTCATTGTCGCTATCCTCGAGCACGTCAGTCGTGGCAATCACCTGCTCGCTGCCTCCCGGGTAGGTTTGGAGATAGATGTTTTGAGTAGGAGATTCGTCAGCGCAAGCAGTCCAATCAAGATAGCACACCGTGCCGTTAATTGTGCCGGGGAGAATCTTGAACTGTGGGCCTGACTCGGGAATCATAACATATGGGGTCAGTTCAAGCGCCGACAGGGCGAGATACGCCAGAAGGTCATCCCAGTCTCCCTCATTGGCTGGCAGGTTTTTAACAATCTTGAAAGGGTAGATTGCCAGCACGTCTAATGACGTACCGCCCGTATCTAGGGCGCGGTCATATTGAATAAACGGCGGGTCGACGTTAAGAGTGAATCCGCTCGACGATGCGCTGAAGGTGTACCCGGTGCCTGGCTGGATGTTACTCATACAAGATCTGTGTAGCTGTGGTTATAGTCTGCGTCCTGCGGGCCTAGTTTGTAGCGCTCGCGGAGGATATTACTTTGAACGTATTGGCTAACCCCGTTGACGTCGAGGGTGCCAATAAGTAGGTAGGCCACAGAGTTGGTATTGGCAAGCGGAGAGGATGACGTGACAAAGCCGATGCTGGCGTCCGGGTAAGTTTGGACGTAGACGTAGGTCAGTGAGGCATCGCAAGTGGCGATGCCCGGGAAAGTAACGATGTTTGCGTTTACCGTGCCTGGGAAAACGGTGTAAAGGGTTCCGTCCTGCGGGTAAGGGTTATAGGCAAACCCTGCCAGCAAAATAATTTCTTCGGTAATCTTTGTAATCTTAAACGGGTGGGGCTTGTACAGCTCCATAACTAGGCGCTTGGCCTTCGGCTCAAACTCGGACGGCCAGGTCTTTGGAACGCCTAGCGTCTGACCTTTGCTGGATGCGTCAAAGGTATAGCCGGTTCCCGTTTGCATGGTTATACCGTGCTCGACATCCGATAGACTTCGTTGGGCCAGCCCTGCACATTATAACGGACTTCGTAGGTCACCTTGTAGAGGTTGCCATAGTCGGCAATGTTCACTTGCGATAGGAGCAACTGATCATAACCGCCATTTCCGGCAGAAGCGTGCCAAGTTGTGCCGGCATATGTCGGGACTAAGTTAGGGAGCGTGCCACCCCAGTCATTATCGTAAGAAGTCGTTCCCAGATAGGCCAAGGCCGTCGTTACCGTTGTGTCATCGCTAGTATAGAAGTGGCCTGAGAAGGAGGACTGAGGGGCAAGATAGTTAGTCTTACCGTAAAAATGTTTATAACTTGGGTCGATAAAACCGATGAAGCGACCGCCCGTAGGAGTTTCAAAACAAGATCCGTTAAGCCCAATGAAAGAGTCACGCGGCTTGCTTGCAGTTCCAACCATGTATGAGACCACGGGGCCAACGGTTGAAGTGTTATAGCTTGCGCCTGCGATAAGGCCTCCATAACCGTCGCCGCCGCTCGTCTTAAAATTAGGGTTAGTCGTGATTGGCTCAGAAGTCAGGCCATTGGATACGCTGACCTGGGGCTCGGTCTCGGTCGCCGGGGCTTCACCATTCAAAGGGTCAATGCCGATATAATCCACCGTCAGGGTAACCATCCCTAGATTATCGTAACTGACCGAATACTTATGCGCTGCTAGATTCGCATTAATGGGGCAAGTCGATCCACGGACGCCAAGGGCAAGGCTGTCATTCGTGTTGCCCTTATAAACGACCGTTGCAGTAAGCAGGCCGTAACCGTCGTTAGACAGTTTTGCACCCGGCTGCTGGATGGGGGTGGTTAGGGCGTCGCCCTGGTTAATTCGTGCCATTGTTATTTAGGGTTAAGCATTGATGTCCGAGATGGGGCTGGTGAGGTAATCCATCCGTCAGAAGTTCCATGCCCAGAGGCTATGCTTGAGAGAATCTCATTGGTCTTCTTGGACTCGTCGAGCTGTGCGTTCATCGCCTCCATGACCGGATTAGCGCCGACGCCGATGACGTTGGAGAAACCTTGAGGGCCTTTAAAGTCGTTGGCCTTGTTTTTATCTTCAAAAATGGGCTGATAGGCTTTGCCCTCTGGAGATGCCAGGAAGGCTTTCAGGGCTTCGGCTTGAAATTGTTTATCATGGGCCAGCGTCTTGAAATACAGCGCCTGTCCTTCTGGGTCAGTGATGCCCTTACGGTTGGCGTATTGCCCAGCAATATTACTGCCCTCCTTTGTGTCCATGAATTGACGAGCGAGTTCTGCCCTGCCTTGAAGCACGGATTTTTGCTCATCCTCGGTTCGTTTCTTAGCCGCAAAGAAATTAGCCGCCTTCTTTTCCTCATCTGTTGCATACGTGGTTTCACCCTTCGCAAGAAGGTTAAGCCCGTCTTGAGCATCCTGTTTTGCCTTAGCGATAGCATCAGTAATAAAACCGATGAGATTGTTGACGATGACCAGCGGTGCGACGAAGGCAAAGGCGATGTCCTTGAACGCCATGCTGAACTTTTTACCAATGGCTTCGGTCTGCGCGCCAAAAGACGTAGTGGCCGTCTTCGCCTTGTCCATCGCCTGCGGGACGTCGGAGGTGGTCTTGATATTGACTGTCAGGTCTTGGGCCATGTCAGGGAGTCGGTACCTTTGCAGGATTGGAAGCAGCCGCCGCCGCGTCCTTGGCTTCCTCCTCGGCCATGAAAGCCTCCTCCTCGGGGGACATGATCGCGACATCCGCACCCTTGGAGATAGCCAGGGCGGAGTTTAGCCAAATGGCCTGACACTCCGGCATCTCCCATGCGCGCTTCTCCTCTATGCCGTGGGCAATCAGGTTAGCGACAATCGATAGCGGCCACGGTACGCCCTTGCTTCCTCCGCTGCTCTTCTTCGTTTGCTCCCAGAACTTCGGCCAGTCTTGGACTAGGATGTAACCGGCAAAGGCTTCCAGCAAGCGCTCAAACTTGGCGGGGTTGCGGGATAGGGACATCATCCGCAGCTGATCGCGCCAACCAATGTCGCCCAGGGGTTCTTCAGCGCACACTTGGCAGGCAAAGATAAGGTCGGCAGGAGTGACGCCGCGTGAGCCTGTCACCAGCGGGGAATCGAAGGCCATCAGACGCACCCGGTACTTGAGGCACCACGGGTACATAGAACGACCCAGCAGCCGAAAGGGAGCCGGGTCGATGAAGGCCGCAAGGAACCGTTTGTCCATGCCGCCTAGTGTAGCCCACTTGGGGCCAAGTCAATTAGGCAGGCGTGATGCCTTCGTAGTCGATGGCCGTCACGGTGACCGCGGTGAAGCCCTTGTTAGAGCCCTTCTCGTCAATCTTGGTGACCGTGCCGACAAAGGAAACAGAGGCCGAACCAGACGGGTAGGCGGTGGCGGCGTTAAGCGTGAAAGTGAGGGCCACGCCGAGGACAGGCATCGTGGAGGTCTTGCAGATGCCCTCGACCGTAATCTCGGACTTACGATCGTCAAGTCGGTGCGTCTTGGTCAGGCCAGTCTCGTCGACCACCGTGGCCTCGGCGTTGAACGAGGAGGAGAGGGAATAGGACTGGACGTAGAGGTTCGTGACAGTACCGGCCACACCATAGAGGCAGGTAACTCCGTTTGTGATGGCGGCCATATACCTTTGGGCGGTTTGGAATTAGGCCGGGAAGACCGTCAGCAGGTCGAAGGAAAAGGACGTCGCCCAGGAGCGTTCGTCGACGCCTTCGTCCTCGGAGCCGATGGTGACGTCATAGCAGGACGCGTCACCCGTGGCCGTGAAGGCCGCCTTGATGGAGGTCAGGTCACGCATATTCCCGGATAGGGCGGCGCAGCGGAGGCGGTGATCGGCGAGGGTGGTGTCGTCGGCATTCGAGAAGAGCGTGATGCGGACCGAGCAGCTGAAGTTGCCGAGGCCCTCGGGGAGGTCGGACGGTGCCCGGGCAGACTCGCAGAGGACCACGGCCTTGGGCAGGGTCTGGGTCGCGGCGCTGTCGCCCGTCAGGAAGGTGATGGTGGTCAGGTCGGTCTGAGTCGAGAGGTAGGTCGCGACTGTAGACTCGACGATGTGACGGATAGATGCGGTGCCCATAAAGATTAGCGGCGGTTAGCCAGCTGGATGGTGGAGTTCATGTGTTTCTCGAAGCGTGCCTTCATCTGTTTGATACGGTTTGCGTAGACCAGGGGAAGCACGGAGGCGTCGACGCCAATGTTGTTTACGTTGCCCTGGCTGTTTGTGACGCTCAGCTCGACGACCTTCTCATTGGCGATAAGGCTATTGCTTCCGCGGACCTGAGTATGGCGGTTAATCCATGCTACCTTGAGCAGGTCGACACCGAAGTCTTTCGGGATGCCGTTGATGATAGGCTTGGGAAGGGAGCGAAGGGCGGAGGCCCAGCCAGACTTAATCATGCCGACCATCTGCTGGCGGTCTTTGATGTATTGCGTCAGCTCGGACTTAGTCTCGACGAGCATCTTGATGGTGACGGGGCGCGTGCCCTTGCCGATGCGGCCACCGTACTTGGCCTTGATGCGGTTGTGCGGAGGACGCAGATCAGTCATGAAGCCCTGACCGTATTCGGTCTGGATGGGGTTGGTCGTGTTAAAGTAGTTCTTCGCCTTGGCGAAAGCCCGGGTGTAGTCCTGGTCATTGGCAATCTTCCGCAGGATAG